ACATTTGTTCTGCAGAGGTTACATCACCACCTAGTTGTTCTAATCTTTGTTCGATTCCACCACCTTCTTGAAAACCTGCTCTACCACCCTCTGCTAATAATCTAAGATTAACTGGATCGTCGTCCTCTTCTTTTTTTTCTTCTTTTTCTTCTGGTGCTTGGGCCATGATCCCTGATCTTGGAAAGATATATGCATCATTACCATCTGGTTTATCTCTGTAACCATATGTTTTAGCAATTTTATATCCTCTAGGGCTTAATTTAAAAGTTCCATCTGGATTCATTTCATAAGATGAAACAAATTTTTCTAATCCACCTACATTACCTTTATACTTCAAGGCTGGTGCACCTTTATCAAATGCTAAAAAATCTTCAAAATTTTGACCACTAACATTTGGAACATCTGCTAAAGCAATCATTGCTTTTTTTTGGTCGTCTTCATCTAAACTTTCAAGATATTCTTTAAGTTGTGGATTGTTTTTTAAAAATTCATTTCTATATTTAAAATTTGGTTTCATGGCTTTATTTAAAACAAATTGAAGGGGACCAAAAGAAGGTATGTTTATTTGGTTAGCCAGATTGCTTTTAAATTTTTGTAATGCTTTAAAATCTTTTGCTTGATTTATTTGATCTTTTGTAAGAGTTGATGCTTTCGCATCACCAAACGTAGGTCCACCACCTCCAGTTCCAGGGTTAAAATCTTTATCGGGTCTGCCTGTTGATCCAGTTTTAGAATCTTTATACCCAACACTTTTACCAAAAGAAGCAGTAGCTGCATCAGCCCCACCTCTGAGTCCAATACGTCCTCCGTTTTGTAACATCTGTTTTGCTTGTTGTGATCTAGTTATGGCCATTTATCTATTCTATTTTGTTTTTCCAAATAAATCAAGGCTGGGCATGATGACTTTTACGTCTTGAGCCATATCTTCATTTTTGTAGCCTTTAGCCTCCCAATCTTTTTTTTCTTTAAAAAGTTCACCTGTTTGCTTGTGTCTGTATGTCGTTTCTACTTTTGCTGGTTTTAATATTTCCATTATGTTGTTACCTCTCTTGGCTGTATTTCTAATATCGAGGCTATGACGTGCAGCTCGTTCGCGTCAGCGGCCTGTACTTTAATCACCTCACTCTCTTCCATTACAAGAGGATTGGTTAAAAGTTCTGTTGTTGCTTTAGATGCAATAGCTTTATCTTTAAATAAATTAAATATGGCACCACTAGAATCCACTAATGTAACCGTTATTGTAGTTCCCGATCCGGCATCCTCAGTCACTAATAATGATTTAACAACAGCTGTTTTAAAACTAGGCACCGTATATAGTGTAGTTAAGTCTGTTGTAGTTAAATCTACTTTTTTATTTATAAAACTATTAGCCATTAATTTAAAAAGAAGTTTTGAGCTTCTACCTCATCTTTTAATTCTTGTTGATACGTAGTATTTAATTTTACTATAATACCATCTAAGTCTCTTGTCTGTGCCTCTGCCACGGTATAGTCATACTCTTCACTAGGTCTTGTTAATACTTGTACTATCTTTGCCATTATCTACGTCCATCTGGTTGTATGTCTAATCTAAAAGTTCCTAATTTCCAACTTTGACTAGCTCCTGTATTTTCTACTTTTAACGATATAGCTCTTGCTCTAGCTCGTGTATCTACTTTTTTGGTGCTAGAGGTTATGTCAAATGGTCCAAGAGCTGAACTAGAAGATGTGTCGTTTGGAAAATCTCTTAAACCTAGTGTAACTCTTGTAGTTCCTGTTTGTGATATAAAGTCAGGAATAAATCTTCTTATCTTCATGATAAACTCACCATCTCCTCTAAGATCAGCCATACCAGTTGATTGACCTGTAATACCTCTTCTTTGACTTATATCAAAATCTCCTGAAGATATATTTGCAACGATTGCTGTTACTGTTCCATTTCTATTCTGATCAATTCCTGTTTCATGTTCATAGTAACTTGTTCTACCTTCTGTATTACCTACAACATCAAAAGACGTATCTGTACTTGCATCATATTCTAAAGCATGAGGCGTGCCAAATACAGCTGAGTCTTTCCACATTGTTCTAGATAATGTACCTACGGTCCACACTGGTCTTTGTGGTGATGAGTCAAAATAATTGTATGTCACACATTTATTAATCACATCTGATGTAGCTGATGGATAAAACCATATAACCTCACCAAATAGATTATTTAATCCTGCTGACACCATCTGATTACCAGATAATAAATTTATATCATTATATACAAAATCTTCTACCAAACATGGTAGTGATTCTAGTTTACCACCATATCTAAAGAAACCATTTTCTGACATCCAATATGCAGCACCATCTACTTCAACACATGCATTCTGTCCAACTAAACCACAGTTTGTACCTACTTGTGAAAAAGCAAAAGTAAAAGGTTGACCAACAAAACGTTGTGTAAATAACGCTGTGTCAGTCCAAACATAAAGTGCATCTCTACCACGAATAGCTCCTA